TGCGTGTAAGGGATGCTACGCCACAAGCGGAAACTATAGATTCCCTAATGTTAAAGCACCAAGGGAGCATAACAAGGAAGATTGGAAGCGTGATTCATGGGTTGCTGATATGGTCGCAGAGTTAGATAACGATAGATATTTTCGTTGGTTTGATTCAGGTGATATGTACAGCATTAAACTCGCTCAAAAGATGCTTGAAGTCATGCGTTTGACTCCGTGGTGTAATCACTGGCTACCAACTAGAATGCACAAGTTCAGCAAGTTTGCCCAAGTTATCGCAGATATGGAAGCATTGCCTAACGTGGTTGTTAGGTTGTCCAGTGATGGCGTGTTAGGTGAAGTCATCCCAAACGTGGCAAACAGTAGCACCATATTACCCACAATCAGCCACAGTTTAAAAGGCGTTACAGTTTGTGAGGCCAGTACGCGCGAGGGTAAATGCGGATCATGCCGTGCATGTTGGAAAAAAGATGTTTCAGTAATAGGATACCCCGCGCATGGTGTATCAATGAAAAAACAAATCAATAATTTAATAGCTGTTGGAGGCTAATACAATGAAAAAAGCATTTGAGCATTTTAGTGACGAACATATGTACCTTGATTGGGTTAATAACTTTTTGACTGTGGCTAGATTCGCGGAGTATTACGAAATGAGCGAGGAACAAGCGATTGATTTAATCCAGCGTATGGAAATAAAGTAAGCACCACAAAGCCTAGAGTTTACATCCTTAGGCTTTCTAGTGTTTATTAGTAGGGTAGCATGGCCTGACCCATGAAATAGGCTTAGAATGGATTACATGAGGTTTTAAGTCATGGATAAGTTAAAGCGTGTGTTTTTTGAGACAAATCTAGCAAATTATGTTGTGGTGATTTGGGTAGGTGTAACTATTGGCTATATGTTGGCCGCTAACTTAACATAGGGGAAAAACAGGATGAATGACAGCAGAGAACCCAAAAGTGATTTTATTAAAGCTGTAAATGATTTTTTTTACGATCATTACAAGCATTTTAATTGCTATCCTATGGAATTTGAGTACATGGGTTTAGTATATGATTTTGATGATTGCATTTGCTATGTAAGGGAGAGAAAGGCATGAATAATAGCAGAGAACCCGAAAGTGATTTTTGGTCATGGTTAGGCGTGATTGTTTTGCTCGTAGTCTATACAATGGCTAGTACGTTGGAATTTTTAAGTTTAATTCCTTGATTTATAACTTGTTACAACTAGAGGTGATTTATGGTACGTTTTATGGAGAACAAAAAGGAACTGCGCGGATTGATTAAGCAGTTAAAGGACGGAGGTTTTACGGTAACCAATAGCGACGGGTGGTATAAAGCGTTGGATGATGATGACACAATAGTCATGGAAGCACTGCCCCACAGTAACGGGTCGTATATGCTTAATTTAAACAATGATTATTTCGATGAAGCAGGGAGACACTAAGATGCAGATTGATGGATTGACGCAAAAAGAGATAGTGAGGGCACAGTTTGACGCTCTCGCTCGCTTAGGGGACGAGAGAACCTATGCTCAAAACTTGCTCTATGACAAGGTTAGGCGAGAACATTTAGCTAATGTTCACATGGAGGGCTTAGAGAGTGTCTATGCTTGCAGACCTTTTACGGAGCATTCAAAGCAGGTTATGCGTGATAAAGCAGTATCATTTATGGCTAATGTTTACGGGGTGGAGGTATGAACTGGCGAATAGGTAAAAACACGCTGTCTATAGAACTCAGGAACGGTACAGGCATTGATATTGAGTTCGTGGATTCTAGGGCAGTATGGACGGTAAACGAAAATGATCCTTTCAGTTTACAGGCCATGCCCTTTAGTGGTACAATAATACTGTTACCGCTACTGGTAATCTCTTATGGTTACGTCTATAAGACGGAGGAACTTGACAATGAGTAGAATAAAGGAACGCTTGATAGGGTACGAGGGAGGCGACGATAACGACGTTAGACCTATTACCCGTTTGATTGATGAAATGGTTGAGTATGAAATGTTAGCCATGACATTACAGGAGGCGCACCAACGCGCAGAGGATAGCGTTAGGGCTTACTACAGCACCCTGACTGCGAAAGAGTTTTTAGACCAACACAAGAGGGCTTTTAGCCATGAGTAGATGTAAAGCGTGTGACGTTATAATGAATGATTTCGAGATGAGGAAGATTGACAGAGCCACAGGTGACTACTCAGAGTTATGCAGTAACTGCCTGTCATCATCCAATGAGGCAACGATGACAGATAGCCCTATGCATACGATTCTTGATGACCTTGTAAATCCCTTTGAATTCCTAGCGGATATGGAGGAACAATAGTAGTATTGATTTGATGAATAATGGGTATAACTTTGAATGATTAAGGTTATGCCCTAATTCATGGTATACTATACTTATGTATTAAAGGAAAATATTTAATATATAATTATAGTATTAACCAAACGATCCTTAAGTTGTAACAAGTTATAAAAGTTATACATAAGGGTCATTCACTAAGCTAGAAAAAAGAGGAAGTAACTATGGCAGTATTAGAAGGTTTGTTAGCGTTTGAAAATCTTGATGAGCATGAAATGTATCAAGGTCAATCAACAGGTAAATTCTCTGTTGTTTTGTCACTAGATGATGAGACAGCAGGAGACCTGTCAGCTAAGGGTGTTAAGATGCGAGAGTATGAAGGTGTCAAACAGCGCAAGTTCAGCACTAAGTACGATGTGCCTGTCTTGGACGCTGAGGGTTCACCCTTTAAAGGTCGCATAGGTCGAGGGTCTAAGGTGCGAGTGTTGTACGCTGAGGGTCAGGAACATCCTGTACATGGTGTCTCAACCTACCTTAATAAGATCAAGGTCTTAGAGGTAGCGGAAGATACTAGTGGAGGGGAGTTTTAGTAGTGTCGTCTACCTTTGTTAAACATGAGCCATGCCCTGCGTGTGGCTCTAAGAACAACCTAGCAAGGTACTCCGATGGTCACGCCGTTTGTTTTACAGGCGGTTGTGACCACTACGAGAGAGGTACGGGTCAGGTTGTAAACGTAACACCAAGTATAACGAGGCGATTAGAGATGACAGGAGTAGTAGCGGCAATCCCTGACAGGCGTATCAGCCAAGCCATAGCACAAAAGTATGGCGTAACGGTTGAGTACAATGCTCAGGGGCAAATTGTCAAGCATCATTATCCATACCACGATAAGGACTCAGGTACGCCTACGGGCACTAAGGTTCGCATTGTGGACAACAAGAGTTTTTATGCAACAGGGGAGTTCGGCAATGTTGGGTTGTTCGGTCAACAAGCTTTCAAGGGTGGCGGTAAGTACATTACGATCACAGAGGGCGAGGCAGACGCACTTGCCGTTCACGAAATGTTCGACGGGAAATGGCCCGTTGTCTCCATTAGAAGTGGCGCAAGCGGAGCATCAAAGGACATTAAAGAAAACCTTGAGTGGTTAGAATCCTTTGAGAACGTAGTCATTTGTTTTGACAATGACAAGGCAGGACAGGAGGCATCCAAAGCTGTACTTGATTTATTCACCCCCAACAAGGCCAAGAATGTCACCTTGCCTATGAAGGATGCAGGGGATATGCTCAAGGCTAACAAGGTCACTGGTTTTGTTAGGGAGTGGTGGAACGCTAAGACATATCAACCCGACGGCATTGTGTCAGGCAGTGACACTTGGGACATGATCATGGAACAGGCTGATGTTAAGTCCATCCTGTATCCTTGGAATTGTCTCAATGAGATGACCTACGGTTTCCGCAGAAAGGAACTAGTCACCATTACGTCAGGCTCAGGCATGGGTAAGTCTCAGATTGTCAGAGAACTTGAGCATTATCTTTTGGGTGCTACGGACGACAACATTGGCGTTCTAGCATTAGAGGAGGACATACCTAAGACGGCGTTAGGCATCATGTCCATAGAGGCCAACAAGCAGTTGCACCTAGACAAGACTATCAGCAAGGAAGAGAAGAAGGGCTACTGGGACAGGACGCTAGGCACAGGACGTATCTTTCTGTTTGATCACTGGGGTTCGACTAGCGAGGACAATCTGTTAGGCCGCATACGTTACATGGCTAAGGGCTTGGACTGCAAGTGGATCATCCTTGACCACCTGAGTATCGTGGTCAGTGATCAGGACAACGGTGACGAGCGTAAGGCTATTGATAGTATTATGACTAACCTTAGAAAGCTAGTACAGGAGACAGGTGTAGGGCTATTCCTAGTATCACACCTGCGTAGACCTAGCGGATCAAAGGCACATGAAGATGGTGGTAGGATAAGCTTGGGAGAACTCAGAGGTTCAGCGGCAATCGCGCAACTTAGCGACATTGTTATTGGACTTGAACGAGATCAACAACACGCTGACCCTGAGACACGGAACACTACAACAGTTCGTGTACTCAAGAACAGATTTGTTGGACTCACTGGCCCTGCTTGCTACCTTTATTATGACAAGGACTCAGGAAGGATGGTGGAGACAAGCTGTCCAATGGGCGATGAATCGGAGTTTTAATGAAACAGTTTGTACTTGACATTGAAGCCAATGGGCTTGACCCTGATACCGTGTGGTGTATTGTTGTGCGACAGCTAGGACACGATGATTCCCTTACTTGGTCAG